CAGAATCAGCACCTGCAGCATCTAGGGCAACATAGCCTTCTACTGTTGCCACATTTCCAGACATAATATGAACTCTATCACCTACAACACTCTTTAATCTAACAGTTGCATCAATTGCCATCTTACTATGACCATTTGCAGTGTCAATTAAAAGCATAGATACTCCTGCATCAATAAGCTTTTCTACATGCTCTTCAATAAAGGTACTTGATAGTGCTGCACCAACAGGGAGCTTAAGATCGTTATAATTAAAAACATCCTTAACCATTTTTATCTGATTTTTTGCAGACATAAACCTATGAATGATTCCAATTCCACCAGATTCAGCGATTGCAATTGCCATATCTTTTTCGCAAACTGTGTCCATGGGAGAGGCTATTACTGGCAAATCTAGCCAGGTATAGCCACCCACATTCATTTTAAAATCAACAGAAAGTCTGCTTGTAACTTCTGAATACTGTGGAACCATTAAAATATCATCAAAGCAAATATAATTATTTGCTAAATATTCTTTCACAAACTTAGCCACTCTGGATGCTTAAGAGTCCACTCAACCGTCTTTCTAATAGATTCTTCTAGTGGCATTGGAGATACCCATCCAGTATCAGCGATCTTTTTTCCATCTAAAGCATATCTTAAGTCGTGACCTGGACGAGAAGAGTGGAAGTCCTCTAGTTCATACTTCAAAGGTTTTCCAACTGCTTTTGCAATCATCTGAGCCATCTCTAGGTTGTCCACTTCTTTTTCACCAACAATGTGAAACTTTGCTGGAACTTCAGATTCCCCATAAGCTGGGAAATGTTGCTTAAGAACATGCAAAAGACCGTCTGCCTGATTTCTAGCATGTAGATAAAAACGACTTCCAATTTCACCTTCGGAGGATGCATGAATCTTCATAGTCTCTCCATTAAGAACTTTTTTAATTACCATTGGCATAAACTTTTCAGTGTCCTGAGTCTCACCAATAATGTTCATAGTATTTGTAATTGCTATCGGAACGCCATACGTTCTCCAGTAAGAGAATGCAATACTCTCTTGTGCTGCTTTAGAAGCAGAGTAGGGATTGCTTGGGAAATATTGATCTTCCCATTCTTTATGAGAATGACCAGGCTTTGCAGGACCGTAAACCTCATCAGTTGATATATGCAAAAACTTTTCTGGCTTCGCAACCCTTGCCCAATCAAGAAGATTGCATATTAAAGATACGTTATTTAAAATAAATGAAGTAGGCTCTTCAATGCTCCTATCAACATGACTTTCACTTGCTACGTTAATCACATAATCAATTTGACCAAACGCATGGGATGTTACTGGAGAAATTGGAGCAGTAAGGTCTGTCTTAATTACTTTAATACGTTTGTAAGCATCGGGGAAGTCGTCACATGCAACATTAATTCTATCTGTTAAACCTTTATGTGTAAATGTTGTTGGACAAACTATAAACCAATCTGTATTCACCAGCAAGTGTCTAAGCACATGGCTTCCAACAAAACCACTTGCACCTGTTAAAAGAACTCTTTTACTCATTATTTTTTCCATTTCTATTAAATTAAATTAAAATTTATAAGATATTCTTTAATATCTTCTGTCATCTCAGGTTTAGATTTTACCATATTTTCAGCATCCTTGTCAACTTTAGGACGAGACTTGTATGTATGAATTTCTACTTCCTGAATCTTTTCTCTTCTTGTGTGGCTTATTGCATTATAAACAGATCCACACATTGCATCTGCAAGGTCCTTAGATTTCTTTCTTGGGTGGTCTACCCTATTATTATTCATAATTCTAAGTTCCTGCATTTCTTCAAGTAATAAATCTATTAGAGGTAAAACTATTCTTTCTTCATAAATAAGCATGGACAAATCTTCATAATGTTTTTTAGCTACCGATAAAGTTTCTGTTTTTATTCCTACACTAGTTAGGTCTCTTTGAATATCAAAAGAGTTCCAACGGTCAAAAGTTACCAAGCCAAGATTAAATCCAAGCCTTCTTAAATTAATAATCCAGTTTTTTACTTCTGATAAATCTACTGGACCTTCTTTTCTAGGCTCCCAATAAACAATAGCATCAACTACAATGAATGGAACCACTTGTTCGTATCCATTAAACGATTGTAGGCTTACCCATTTATCAACATGACAGATAGATACTGCACACTTGTCATGTTTTTGTGCCAAGTCAGCATGGACGTAGTAAGTTACTTCAGGATCTGGTTGAAATGATTCTTCTATTCTTTTGCCAACATCAATAGGATTATGCTTTTTAAATGCCATTCCAAGCTTTTCTCTATTTTTAAAAAAGGCATCAGAGGATGTGGTTGGCATACAGGCAAAACGCATTAGTGCATCTGGCATATCTGTAAAGAAAGCTAATTTAAAATCTTCAATTTTTCTTGTAGGGTTAATCTCCCAAGTTGGTCTTTTAAGTGCAAATACTCCAGGAAGTTTGTACGAGTTTATGTGGTCTTCGTCCCACTCTACAGTAAACTTATTTTGTGGATCATCTTCTGATAGGACTGGGTTTAAGATAAACTCATGAGATCTTACAATAGTTTCTTTTTCTGCAATAACATCTTCGTACCTTGTGGAAATAAAGTCACCTTTAAAACGAGGGAATGAAAGAAGAACTACCTTGCCAAAGTCTGGGAAGCGAGAGTCAACAGATCCACGGAATGCTTTATAGATATTATCAGCAGTCTTAGCATGATCATTTCCACTTGCAGATTCCATTGCAAATCCAGAAATCTCATCAAGAATTGCAAGCATCAAGTTTAGACCTTCAGCAGACTCTCTTTCTGAGTGACCAGAGTATACGGTAATAGCCTTGTCAAATTCAATACTATCAATCTTTGGTGGAGAGAATTTTCCTGCAAACCAGGGAGAGCCTTCTATCTTACTTCTAAATCCTTTAAAGAAAACGTTTTTTGCTTGTTGAGCATTGATAGCAACATTCATAATATCAATAGCATCGTTAGATGGCTTACCAAAATATCTTGAAGGATCTTTTAAACATAACAGTTTATAAACTAAATAAGAACATCCTACAGTAGAGGTATAATCTTTTCCACTACCTTTTCCAAGCTGCATAATAATTTCACTCTTAGTATATTTTTTATAGTGTTCTTTACCAGCTTCTTCACCCATATATCTAATAATATCTTTTTCTTGATAGATTTGGCTCATACATTCAACAAGAGTATATTGATACTCTGACAAGTCTGGTTGATTTAAATACTTTTCACCTGTAACAAATGTTACAACGTCAACGGGGGTTTCTGAAAACGGTGACTCATCAAGAGCCTCCATAAATTCACTAATATCAATTGTCAATTACAACTACCCCACCCTCATTAACTTGAGAAAGTTTTGTTAAAACTTTTGGTCTACAAGATTCACAGGATGAAGTAACTTCTTTAAGAATACTTATAAGTATTTCTTGTTTTCTTTCTGTTTCTAAAAGTTCATCAGCAAGTTCTTGATTATCAAGTAGTCCTGCTTTTTGCAACATCTCAAGTCTTTTACTTTCGATATCAGCAATAAGTTTAATAGATGTAGTTTTTGCTGTTAAGTTTGCAGTAGTGTCTGCAGAGTCAATAACTTCATATGCTTTTTTAATTAAAGATGAAAAATGTTGGTCTGCACCAGCAAGTGCCTCTTTTGCACGAGCATGAATTGCCTGGTTGTTAGCAGCCATCACTCTCCAGTCAGTAAGAAGTTCAGTAACTTTTACTCTTGGAATGTCAAGTATTTTTGAAATCTCTGAGGCATCAGATCCTTTCAGGTACTCTGAAGCAACCTTGTTAACAAGGTCTAAATGATTAACTAACGCTGCTTCGCTTGACACGCTTACCTCTCTTCTTTACTGCCTTTACTCTGTCAGGATAAAAAGACCTTGTTGGTCCAGATATGTCCTTAAACATTTGAAAGCAGTCTATCCATTCTACACCATTTGCAGGATTTTTTACAAGACTTTTGAACTTAAAGGTAGCACCATATTCTCCAGCAATCTTTATAAGGTCGCCTTCGCTTATTTCGTGACCACTTTCAGTTACCATCAAAGATTTTCTTTCAAACTTGTCATTAAATATAGTTTTCTTTTTAGCCACGCTTTTTAGCCTTCTTTAGTAATAGATACCCAATTAAATCATCTTCATCATTGTCACCTGCGTATAGCTTTTTGTTTTTAATTCTATTTAACTTATCATCAATACGAACATTTAACTGCTCCATATCATCTGCATTGCTAAAGATTCGAATAGGATTAAGAGCAGAGTTTCCATATGCCACATTTTTTTCTAACAACATTTCTGTAATTTCTAAACAGGCAGCAAGAATACTATACCCAGCTGGGGCAGTCTTAGAAAGCTCAAGAATCTTTTTAATCTTATCTTCATTCTTATTTACAAAGAATGCTTCTGACGGGTATTCAGCCATTATTTTCTCCTGCTTTTTCTTAATCCAAATTTTCCAAGGTATACATACACAGTTTCAACAGAGACACCACATTCTTTTGCAATGTCTTCTGGAGATTTTTTATCTAGCAAGAATCTTTTTCTTAGCCAATTTTCATTAGTGTACATTTTCATAGTATCATTATATCCTTTATAAGTCAAGCTTAGTTATTTTATTCCAGTTGTTTGTTGCATACCATCCAATAGCAATTGCATCTGCAACATCGTTGTCGCTCACATCAGTCATAAATTCTATATTAACAAGTCTAATAGTTCTATTCTTTCTAAATTCTCTTTCCTTGCCCTTGTACCAAGATTCTGACTTTCCAGGAGTTTGCTTTCTTAATTCAAACTTTTCTTCTTTTGTTAAAACTTTATTGCCAATCCAGTTTTGCCAAGCAACTGGTACGCAAGGGTATACATCTTTTACACCATTAATGTATGCTGCACTAACGATAGCACCTTGTGCAAGGGCTAACTGCATTGATGTTTTTGGAGAGTTTGCAAAGATAGTATTTTCAATTACAACTACCTCAACATTAAAATCTTTAAACAGTGGAGTAAGCTTTTTACAAGCATCTCCAGCTTTTTTATAATGATCATTTCCAGCAAAATTAACTTTTCCAAACTTTACCAACTCACTGTTTTCGAATATTGCAAAGGCAGCAGAAGTAGAAGAAGCATCTATTGAAATAAATCTTTTTGGTTTCCCAATATCTTTCCAGCTAGTCTTGCTCATAATCAAAAAATCCTTTTATATCTTTTAAAGTTTGATCAAGTTTTCTCTTACTCATCATACAGCTATTACAAAATCCAATGTCATTATAAATACTAATTTCTAAACCACATCCACCAGCACATTTTCTTGACTTAGCAGCACGAGCCTTTACCTTTGAAACTTTATATCTTTGCATAATCTTTTCCTTTGTAGCAGTAGCCCTGCACTCAGGTGAGCAATATATTTGATTCTTATTATTGCTTTGAAATTGCTCATCACACAACTTACAAAATTTACTCAAGGTCTTTCCTTGGTGCTATTTTAATATCACCCTTTGGCTTTGTGCGACATACTGTTTCGAAATCACAACCCTTGCAAACCTTTGAGTTTGAGCGATAAGGATTTTCAGGAAGAAGACCATCATCAGATGCTTTCTTTACTTCTCTCATCCAATCAAAAAAGTAATTAATAAAGTTCTTGTAATGATCAGTTAGTTTAATCGGGAACAAGGAAAGTTCATGACTATTCTTTGACTCATAAACAAGAAATGCAAAACTCTTCTTAAGAATCTTCATATAAATAAGAAGTTGTTCAACATGGTATTTTCTTGCTTCACCCTTTACATTTAGATAATGAAAAGAATCTTCATTAAGTGTTTTAATTTCAGTAAGAATATCCATTTCATTCCACTTAATAATTGCATCTGTTCTACCAGAAATAGGTGGGTCTACATACGACAAACGCTCTTCGTTAGTTACCAAGATGCCAGCAGACTCCATAGCCTTTTCAATACGACCATGACGATCAGTACCGCTGTCCATATTTGCAACTGAGTACCAATCAGTCTTTACGTCTGATTCATTTCCTTCAAACCACAAGTACCAAAATCTAGGACATTTTCCTGCACCATAGGTGAGTGTTGAGGGAGTAAAGCTATCTCTCTTTTTAAAGGATGCTTTTCTTTGTAATGCATACCCTTCTTTAATCTTGTCAACAATAGCCTGGCTATCAATTAAATTCTCTTCACTCTTCTTTGGTTTTTCAACCAACTTGTTAATAAGGCTTTTAGCCATTGTTAATCCTAACTGCATATTTTAATGCATCCACTAGTCTATCCGTTGCTTCTTTAGCTGAATAGTA